GTAGTTGATCTGGTCGAACAGCTCCATAACGCCGCTGTGGTCTATCTGAAATGCCGTTTCCCACTTGGCGGCCCATTCGCCCGCCTGATCTGCGGAAACATCCATGGCCGTACCGGCCATAGCTACATTTTTCAGAAAGCCCGTCACATTGCCGCTGCTGTCGATCTGGAAGATTTCATCCATGCTCTTTCCCGCTTCACCGGCGGCACCGGCCAGCGCAGCCAGTTCCTCCTGGGTGTAGGGGATTTGCGTACTTAAATCCATGATCGCCTTGCTCATGGCTTCGTAGTTTTTGGTGTTGATCTTGCCGGTGGAATCCGCCAGCCCGTCCACATACTTCACCACATCGGCCATGTAGCCCTCAAACTTCTGCGCCTCCTTGGTACAATCAGCCAGCACCGCAATGGTGCCTGTTGCCAGTGCGCCCATCGCCGCAAGTCCCGCCGTTCCGATCTTGCTGATACTGCGGGAAAAGCTGCTGATCTGGTTTTGTGTGCCTGTCAGCGCCGCCGTCAGGCTCTTGTCCATCTTACCGGCGATCTTGATGCTTAACTCTAATGTTTTACCTTTTGCCATTCCTCCGCCACCTCGTTATTCAGCTCTATAAACTCCTGAACCGGCAGCTTCAAATAGAAGTCAACGCCCGTCCGCGTCACCGCAGACAGCCTGATCGCAGCTTTTCTCAGGGCCTTGGCTCCGCCCTTTACCCGAAAAAATCCGCGTCGTTCACCGCGTTTTTCAGCTTCAGCAGCTCATACAGGGGCAGGCTGGTGAAGAACTCCTCCGGGATGCCCGTTGCCATGCTGGCGATCACGCAGGCGTACAGATAGTTGGTGGCGTTCTCCGTCACCACAAAGCCCTCGCGGGCCATTCTGTTCTCCGCCTCGCTCTCGTTCAGGCTGTTCAGGTCTGCGGTACCGTTCAGGTCGATGTCCTGATAGGTCTTGCCCTTGTAGGTGCAGGGCTTGACCAGGTGCATCACATGGTTTTCCGTGGTGCTGTCCACATTCAGATAGCCGCGCACCGTTGCCGCCACCCGGCGGGAAACGCCACGGGGCATCAGCTTGAAAAACTCAATGGGCTGCTCCGTCGCCTTGGCCGCGATGGTGCGGGCAAAGGCCGTGGTGGTTTCGCACAGCACCGCTGCCGCCACTTCCTGCTCCCCGAACAACTGGCGCTGTGCGTCGATTGCGTCCTGAATGGTCAGCTTGTCCAGCCCGGACAGGTCGATCTCGGGGTATTCCTTGCCCTCGAATACATAGGGCTTGTTCAGCTCCACCACGCGCTTTTCGCTGTTTTCGGCGGCAGCCTCCGCCGCGATGTTCATGTTTTCTGCCATGTTGAAAGGCTCCTTTCGGTTTTTCTGAAATATGAAAATACAGCCCACCCGCGATAATTGCGGGTGGGCTGTCCTCGGTCTGGTCAGATCAGGTTGTTGATGCCAGCCAGCATATCCACACCGTTGACGCGGTAAACGCCGTTCAGCTTGTCAACCTCCAGAAGCTGCTTGCCGTCCACTTCAATCAGGATGTAGGTCAGCTCCAGCTTGACGGTTGCCTCCATCGCCTCGCCCTTTTCCACCTTGCCGGGGTTAAAGCTCTTCACGCGGCCCATCTCGACCACGCGCAGGCCCTTGAAGTTATAGCCGCCCGCCTTGTCATAGACCTGCTGTGCGGCCCGCAAAGTCAGGTTGACCGTGGACATGGGGGACAGCATATCCATCGCGGAGCTGTACAGGGTGTTGAACTGGATTTCCTGCTCCATGCTCTCAAACTGGCCGATGGTGGGGCTGTCCACCTCGCCGTTTACGCCAACGCCGGAAACGGTGCTGGTTTTCATGTTGACCTCCGGCAGCGTGACGGAGGCTGCAACGCCGATCATCTTCGTGCCGTCCAGATAGGCGTTGTAGTCATTGATCTTTTCGGGGATGTAGTTGTTGCTGATCATGTCTTTGTCCCTCCCTTATCAGCTCAGTGCGGCGGTCAGGGCTTCGGGGTCAAACTCGATAATGTCCTCGATGTCCTCCGCAGGGGTAAACGGGGTGATGTACTGGTGGAAAGTGATCTTGCCATCCAGCAGATCGGCGGTGGTGTTCTCGTCCTCGTTAAAGGCGATCTCATACCGGGCGCACACGCCACGGGCCACAAAGCCGTTGCCGCGCACATTCTCGCTGTCCACAATGGCCTCGATCAGCCGCTTGTTGGCGGGGCTGTCCACCTTGGAGAAGTAGGTGAGAATGAAGCTGTTGGCCGCCCAGGTCAGGAAGCGGCGGACGCTGAACCAGCGGTCTTTGGGGTCGCTGGTGCCGGGGTAAGCGGCGGTGTTGTTGCCCCACAGGCGGAATCCGTTCATGTTCAGCCAGGTGGCGATGCCAAAGCCGTTCACGGTGTTGGCCTGCTCCTGGTCAAGCACCACCTCCGTACCGTCAGCCAGGCAGGCGGCAGAGATCGCAATGGTCTTGTTGCTGGGGCTGACATTGGGGGTGTCGTCATTCTGCGCGTCGGTGTATGCGGTCAGGGCAGAGGCCAGGGCGGAACCGCTGTACACCACTTCGCCCACCTTGGCGAAAGGCCACACGCCGTATGCGTTGGCATCGCTCACGGCCTGCTTCTCCTTGGTGGCCTTGACATCGGTGTACTTGGTCGCGCCGTCGGCGCTGCTGTCAATGTCCACGATGCACACAGCGCCGAAAACGCCGTTGATGCTCTTGGTCTTTGCCTGGAGCGCAGCGGCCACGGTGGGGTCGGCGCTGAAGCGGGGAGCCACCAGAATACCGGGGTTCATGGACAGCAGGGGATAAATCTGCCGCACCACTTCCAGGCCGGTTTCCTTGCCAGTGTCCGCGTCCACGCTGCCCACGATGTCGGCGGCAGTGACCTTGGAGGGGTCGATCTTGGTGCCGCTCACGGTCAGGTTGGCAGCGCCGTCGCCCTTGCCGCCGGAGATCAGCACGATAGTCAGGGTGCCGTCGTCGTTCCAGGTGGTGGTGTAGTCGGTGCCTGCGGTCAGGGCGGTAGCATCGTTCTTGACCACCAGCTTGTCCAGCAGAACGCCCGCCACATCCAGCACCGCCACACCGGCGTTGACCTGAACGGCGGTTTCCTCGATGGCGGCGTTGTGCTTGTCGGGGTCAAGGACATTGATCAGCACCATGGGGCCAACGCCCACAACGCTGAAATTGGCGCTGATGCTCTCGCAGAGGGTGTATTTGGCAAAATCGGGGTTGTAGCCGACGGCCTCCACAGCCTCCTTGTAGTTGTGAACCAGCAGCGGCACATTGACCGCAGCGGCGGGATTTTTCAGCATATTCACCGGGGCAGTGCCGACGATCACCTGGAGGCCCGCCGTGCCGGTGATGGGGGCGCTCATGCTGGTGGCCTGCTCACTGGTGTATACTCCGTGCTTGTAAGCCATACTGTTTCTTCCTCCTTACAGTTCGGATTTGATCTTGTGATACAAGATGGCCTCCGCCGTCCCGGCGGTTTCCATCTGCTTTCGGGTCTGCGCAAAACGCTCCATCGGCACCAGCAGCGCCTTGGCCGCCGGGTGCTGTGCGATAAAGTCATTCAGCGCCGCCGGGATGTCCCCGGTAAATACGGTGTACTGCTTCACCACACCGCGCACGGTGGGACCGCAGTAAACGCAGGGGCCGCTTTTCGCGGCCACGGTGGCCTCCGCCATAGGCTCGGCCTCATTCGCCGCCTCCGGGGCGGTCACCGCCGCCGCAGACGCGAAAACGGCCACGGCTTCCGCCACGGCCTCACGCTTTTTACTCATACCAATTCCTCCAGTTCGGTGTCTTGGGTCATGGCTGGGGCGGTACAGGTCAGGGTACAGGCCCCGAAATAATACGGATGCGTGTCGTCCTGCTGCATCGCCCAAACGATGGGCTTCAAGATCGTAAACGCTCCGCCGAAATACGGCGCGGAACATACCCGCTGGATGATGTCCTCCTTGATGTTCGCCACATCCTGATAGCCCTCCCGTGCGCCGCCCGTGTCATAGGCGCACACGATCAGGCTGAACTCCACCTTTTGCGGGCCGTCGTCGTCCTCGATCTGTCCGCCCGTCATGCGGGCCACGATATAGGGAGCTGCCGCCGCGTCCGTGTCAACATCGGAATCGTTGTCCTCCGGCACAGGCAAATCCTGCTTGAAGATTCTCAGGGGCTTTCGCCCCTCCTGTCCGTTGTACTTCTTCCCGGCGAACAGCTCCTCCAGCATTTCGATCAGCGCGTCTTGGCAAAGCTGCGGGGTGCGCCCGATGCCTGCGGCCTTGACCGCGTTTTTGTAGTCTTTCATGGGTTATCCCTTTCTGGCC